AGAGGCCGTCCTGCGGCGGCTAGAGGGCCTTGGGTGCGCGTATGCCGTCTACTCTACCCGCAAGCACGAGCCGATTAAGCCCCGCTTGCGCGTGCTCTTACCGCTTGACCGCACGATCACGGCGGACGAGTACGAACCTCTAGCACGTAAGCTCGGAGCCGTCATCGGCATAGAGCTGTGCGACCCGTCTACCTTTGAGGCCTCGCGCCTCATGTACTGGCCTAGCTGCTGCAAAGACAGCCAATACGTTTACAAGTATGGCGACAAAGCCTTCGTCCACGTCAACGGCGTGCTCGCGATGTACGCTAACTGGCGTAACGTCGCCGAGTGGCCGCAGGTGCCCGGCGTGCAGCAGGCGCATGTCAAGCTAGCCGCCAAGCAGGGCAACCCTACCGACAAGCCCGGCATCGTAGGCGCCTTCTGCAAGGCTTACGACGTCTACCGCGCTATGGACACCTTCCTGCCGGGCGTCTACACGCCCTGCGAGCAGCTGCCCGGGCGTTACACTTTCGTCGGCGGCAGCACCACCGGCGGCGCGGTCATCTACGACGGCGGGGCTTTCCTCTTCTCGCATCACGCGACCGACCCGGCCAGCGGACGCTTGGTCAACAGCTTTGACTTAGTGCGGCTGCACCGCTTCGGCGAGCAGGATGACGAGGCCGCGCCGGGCACGCCGACTAACCGTATGCCGTCTTTCACGGCCATGTGCGAGCTTGCCGCGACCGACGCTGCCGTCGCTACCCTGCTTAACCAAGAGCGCTACGAGCAGGCCGCGGCGGAGTTCGCCGAAGCGCCAAGCGATACGGCGAACTGGATCAGCCGCCTAGCCGTAAGCGCGGCCACAGGCTTAGCCGCGAAGACCACAGACAACATCCTGATTATCCTTGAAAACGACCCCCTGCTTAAAGGCAAGATCGCCTACGACGAGTTCGCCTGTCGGCGGGTAGTGCTTGGCCCGCTGCCCTGGGACAAGCGCGCCGAGCGCCGCCCGTGGCAGGACGCCGATGACGCCGGCATGCGCCACTATCTAGAGAAGGCGTATCAGATCACCGGCGTAAACAAAGTCGCCGATGGGCTGTCTATCTGCGCCAATAAGAACGCCTTCGACGACGTGCAGCAGTACCTAAGACGCCTAGAGTGGGACGGAGTTAAGCGCCTTGACACTCTAATCATTGATTACCTCGGCGCGGCAGACCTGCCCTACACCCGCGCAGTGACGCGCAAGGCGTTCACCGCAGCCGTGGCCCGCGCGATGATGCCCGGGTGCAAGTTCGACACCATGACCATCCTTACCGGGCCGCAAGGGCTCGGCAAGACGTCGCTCCTTAAGAAGATGGGGCGCACGTGGTTCTCAGACAGCATTAAGACCTTCGAGGGCAAAGAAGCATCTGAGATGATTCAGGGCGTATGGCTGGTGGAATTAGGCGAGTTAGAGGCGTTTAATCGGTCTGAAATAGGCCGCATTAAACAGTTTTTAAGCCAGCAAGAAGACATCTTTCGCGCGGCTTACGGCCGGCACGTCGGCTGGTACCCGAGGCGCTGCGTGTTCTTTGGCACCAGCAACAACAGTGAGTACTTGCGCGACCGCACAGGCGGAAGAAGGTTCTGGCCGGTTGACGTGGGCCTGCAGCCGAGCCGGAAGAGCGTGTTTACCGATTTAGACGACGAGGTAGACCAACTGTGGGCGGAAGCCTATGTGCGCTGGCAGCTAGGAGAGCCGCTGTACCTAGCCGGAGAGCTTGAGCTGGCGGCTAAAGCCGAGCAGGAGGCGCATAGGGAGCGCAGCGCGCACGAAGGGCTTATACGTGACTTTGTGGAGCGAGAGGTACCTGAGGACTGGGTTAAGTGGCCACTGGAAAGGCGGCGCATGTTCTGGAACGGGGGCATCGTGAACGAGGTGGAAACGGCAGAGCGGACAAGAGTGTGTGCGTTAGAGGTATGGTGTGAAGCGTTAGGCGGCGATATGCGGGCGATTAGGTACAGTGATACAGCGGAAATTAACAGCGTTATAGCGTCAATGGATGGGTGGAAGCGACAGAAGAACGGAGCGCGACATGGGTACTGCGGCCTACAGCGGGGGTTCGAGAAGTGAGTTGCAGGGTTAATTCTCAGGCGTTACATTGTTACATTTACTTCGTGAAACTTTTGAAAAACAGAGGATTTAGGCGCTAAAGACTAATTCCCTACAAAGTAAAGGGTGTTACATTCAAGAGCAAAACTGTTACATCCAGAAATTAGGCGGTGTTACATTGATACATTGGTGTTACATTCAATGTAACGCCCTAAGAGCAAGGCGGGGTAAGCGTTTAAGGGCTGGTGTTACATTGTTACATTTACTCTTATAGAGTATAGAAAGAGAGAGAATAGAGAGAAGGGCAACACACCTGACCCGCCTAATCCGCCTACACGCGTATATATATAGAGACTCGATGTAACACATGTAACAATGTAACACCCGGCCTAAAACGGAGTTTTTGAGAGGGGCGAGGAGCGATGCGCGAGGCGCAAATCGAGAGCTACCTGCGAGACGAAATTAAGCGACTGGGCGGCCGCGCTTACAAGTTTGTCTCGCCCGGCCACCGCGGGGTGCCAGACCGGCTTGTATTGCTGCCGGGCGGGCATGTGGTGTTTGTCGAGCTTAAGGCCCCGGGCCGCACGTCCACAGCGCTGCAGGCCAAGCAACAACACGACATGCGCGCCTTAGGCTGCCGGGTCGAGGTTATCAGCACCAAGGCGGGGGTTGATGCGTTTGTGTCGTCGTGCAGGGAGGTGATGTCCGCATGATGTTCACTCCCAGAGCCTATCAACGCTATGCAATTAACCGCGTGATCGCCGAAGATGCGTTAGGTCTGTTTTTGGACATGGGTTGAGCCTTGGCAAAACCGTTATCACGCTGACGGCCATCATGGACTTGAAGTACAACCGCTTCGCCATCAGCAAGGCGTTGGTGATAGCGCCTAAGCGCGTTGCGGAGTCCACGTGGACGCGAGAAGCCGAGCGATGGGAGCACTTAAAGCTGCTGCGGGTAGTCCGCGTGCTGGGCACCGCGCAGCAGCGCTTGCGGGCCTTAAGCACACCGGCTGACGTTTACGTTTTGAACCGCGAGAACGTGCCGTGGCTGGTAGATCACTACCGCAACGCTTGGCCGTTTGACATGGTGGTGGTGGACGAGCTGTCGAGTTTTAAGAATCACCAGGCGAAGCGGTTTAAGGCTCTGACGTGGGTGCGTAAGCACATTGCGCGCATCGTCGGGCTGACCGGCACACCGGCACCGAACGGGTTACTGGACTTGTGGGCGCAGCTGTACTTGCTTGACCAGGGCGAAAGGCTGGGCAAGAGCATCGGCGGCTTCCGCGAACGCTACTTCGAGCCAGACCAGCGTAGCCGCGACCAGATTTACAGCTACGCGCCTAAGCCGGGTGCCGATGAGCGCATCCGCAGCCTCATCGGCGACATCTGCATCAGCATGCAGGCTAGCGACTATCTGGAGCTGCCGGAGTGCATATCTGTGCGGGTGCCGGTGCACCTTGACAGCCGAGCACAGGCGGCCTACGCCAACCTAGAGCGCGAGATGCTGCTGCAGGTAGGCGATCAGGTCATCGACGCGGGCACGGCGGCCGTGCTGACTAACAAGCTGCTGCAGCTGTGTAACGGAGCCGTTTACGACGGGGAGCGCAATGTTGCTGAGATACATACAGCCAAGCTCGGGGCGTTCACGGAGCTAGTCGAAGGACTGAACGGGCAGCCTGCACTGGTCTTCTACGGCTTCCAGCATGACAAAGACCGCATACTTAAAGCCTTAGCAGGTACAGACCTGCGGGTGCGGGTGCTTGAGGGCGAAAAGGACGTCGATGCCTGGAACAGCCGGCAGGTAGACATTCTGCTTGCGCATCCGGCCAGCTGCGCGCACGGGCTGAACCTGCAGCAGGGCGGCAACCAAGTCATCTGGTTCGGGCTTAACTGGAGCCTAGAGCTGTACCAGCAGGCCAACAAGAGGCTACACCGGCAGGGCCAGACAGAGCGAGTTATCGTGCATCACCTAATCGTCGAAGGCGGGATGGACGAAGACGTGATGGCCGCGCTTGAAGACAAACGCATTACGCAAGACAGCTTGCTGCGGGCGCTGCGGGCGAGGATAGACAAAGCAAGGGGGAGTTAGTCTATGCGGCTGCGAAAGGAGGGGCCTTTATGGCAGAGCTTATCGAGTGCGTGGGCTGCCGGTCGTTTATCAACGGCGAAATTGACGTGATCCGCGATGCCGGCAGCGGCGCGTACTGCCGCTTCTGCTGGACTGCGCTGGACAGCGCGGTCGAGGACAAGCTTAGCTGCGGATGAGGAAGGATGTGCGCGATGCGAGCGTTAGACGCCAGGCCATACAAGTATGTCGAGTGGAGGCTTTATAACTATCACGCTTTACGGCGCCAAGCGCAGGAGAGCGATAGAATGCGCGAAGACATCCTGCATGCCAGCCGGGTCTCCATCGAGCCCGGCGGCAGGGGCAACAGCCGCCGCGCAGACCCTACAGCGCGGAAAGCTGCAGAGCTGGCCGCACTCGACAACCGGGCCGCGGATGCGCGGCTGTGGGTACAGGTAATCGAGTACGTCATCGCCCGCTACGAGGGCACACCGAAGGGACGGCTGCTTGAGATGCAGTACTTCGAGGAGCTGGGCATGGAGCACATATGCAATAAACTCTTAATCGGCCGCCCGACTTATTTCGCGTGGCGCAAAGAGTTGGTTCTCTGTACGGCACTGGCGGCTGCCGAGCTCCGACTCATTCAGGTCTGCAAAAACATGCAAAAAGTCTGAGACTTGACATGGGGTTTTACCGTGTTATACTGATAGCGTGGCAGAGTATGAGCTGGCCCCTATCGGGGGGTCGGCTCATTGCTTTACCCGCTAAGGAGGCGAGATTTATGCGCAAGCTGACGCGAAAACAGGCCCGCTTCGTCGAGGAATACCTGGTAGATATGAACGGGACGCAGGCGGCGATTAGGGCGGGGTACTTGCCGCGGGCTGCTAACGAGCAGGCGTCTAAGATGCTAGCCAAAGGAAACGTACGCGCTCGCGTCGATGAGGCCTTGGCCGAGAGGTCGCGACGCACCGGAATAACGGCTGACCGGGTGTTAAGAGAGCTGGCGCGCGTGGCCTTCGCCAATGCCGGCGACCTGGTGAACCTGCAGACCGCAGAAGTGCGGCCTGTTACAGCTGCTGACGATACGGCGGCCATATCGTCGGTGCGGATTAAGCAGGTGCCGACGCCAGAGGGCATGGGCGTGGAGCGCGAGATACGGCTAGCTGATAAGAACCGTGCGCTAGAGCTCCTGGGCAAGCACCTCGGTATGTTCGCGGACAAAGTGCGGTTCGAGGGAGCGCTGCCGGTGGTCATCACGGGTGACGGCAAGCTTGAAGACTAGCGTGCACCTGCCCGATATCGTGGGCAAGGGGTATAAAGACTTCTGGGAGTTCAAAGGCCGCTATCGCGTCGTCAAAGGCTCGCGTGCGTCAAAGAAGAGCAAGACCACCGCGCTTAACATCATCGTGTCGATGATGAAGTACCCGGCCGCGAACACGCTGGTGGTGCGAAAGGTCTTCGGCACGCTGAAGGATTCTTGCTACACGGAGCTCCGCTGGGCGATAAACCGCCTAGGTGTGGCTGACTACTGGAGGTGCCGTGAGTCGCCGCTAGACATGACATATCTGCCGACAGGCCAGAAGATTTACTTTCGCGGCCTAGACGATTCGCAAAAGATATCGTCCATCACTGTTGGGGTCGGCGCGCTCTGCTTTTTGTGGATTGAAGAAGCCTACGAGATAAGCAGCGAATCGGATTTTGACATGATCGACGAGGCCATTCGCGGGTACGTCGAGCCGCCGCTCTACAAGCAGATTACGCTGACCTTTAACCCGTGGAATGAACGTCACTGGCTGAAGAAGCGTTTTTTTGATGCCCCTCCCAACTCAGAAATACTGGCGAAGACCACGAATTACTTGTGCAATGAGTTTCTGGACTCTGCTGACCGTAAAATGTTTGACACCATGCGGGTCACGAATCCACGGCGTTACAAGGTCGCAGGTCTCGGTGACTGGGGAATCGCAGAAGGGCTGATATACGAGAACTGGGAAGAACGCGCTTTCGATCTCAACGAGATAAAGCGGATTCCTGAAATCAAAGCTGTGTTCGGGTTAGACTTCGGGTACACCAATGACCCGTCGGCGTTGTTTGCGGGGCTGCTCGACACCGGCGCTAAAACGCTTTACGTGTTTGACGAGTTGTACGAGAAGGCCCTGACCAATAAGCAGATTTTCGAGCGAGTGCGGGCTAAAGGTTATGCCAAAGAACGCATTAGGGCGGACTCTGCCGAGCCTAAGAGCATCGACGAGCTGCGCGAGATGGGGCTTCAGGGCATACGCGCAGCGCGCAAGGGCCGCGACAGCGTGAATAACGGCATCCAGTTCATCCAGGGCTACAAGCTCATCGTGCACCCGCGCTGCGCGAGCTTCATCACGGAGATAAGCAACTACACTTGGGACAGGAATGCTTTCGGCGAAAAGCTCAACGTGCCGATAGACGACTTCAACCACCTCATGGACGCCATGCGCTACGCGGTGGAAGACCATATTGTCGGGGACATCTTTAGCTTCAGGTAGGGGGCGTGTGCGAGTGCTAAATCTTAACTTATACAGCGAGACCGAGAGGCTTAGCCGGCTGGTGGCGCGCGGCGCGAAAACGGCGCTGACGGATAAAGAGTTTTTAGAGCTAGAGATAGCGAAGTGGAAGCGCTCAGACCTGCGCAGGGCTCAGATCACCGGCGTGAAGTACTACAAGGGCGAGCACGACATCTTGCAGCGCAAGCGCACGGTCATCGGCCAGGACGGGGCGCTGCAGACGGTGGAGAATCTGCCGAACAACCGCATCGTCGACAATCAGTACGCCAAGCTTGTTGACCAGAAGGTGAACTACCTTGTGGGGCAGAGCTTTTCGGTCGATACGGACAACCAGCAGTACGCCAAGGCCCTATCTCAGATCTTCGATCGACGCTTTATGCGCGTGCTGCGGAACCTGTGCGAGGACTCGCACAACTGCGGCATCGCGTGGCTGTACGTGTACTACGACGATGCCGGGCGGCTCTGCTTTAAGCGGTGTGAGCCGTTTGAGATTTTGCCGTTTTGGGCTGATGCTGAGCACACGAAGCTTGACTGTGTGGTGCGGCTGTACGAGGTGCTGGCCTATGAGGGAGCGCTTGAGCTAATCGTCGAGAAGGTTGAGGTGTACAAGGCATCCGGTGTGGAACGCTACACGCTGACCAACGGCAAGCTAGTGCCCGACACTGATGCAGTGGCCGCGCACGTGTCGCTCGTTGACGCCGACGGCAACCAAGCGGGGCTTAACTGGCAGCGCATACCCTTGATTGCGTTTAAGTACAACAACAAAGAAACGCCGCTCATTGCTCGCGTTAAGTCTCTTCAGGACGGCGTTAACTCCATGCTCTCTGACTTTCAGAACAACATGCAGGAGGACTCGCGCAATACGATCCTCGTCATCAAGAATTACGACGGCCAGAACCTCGCCGAGTTCAGGCACAACCTAGCGGCCTACGGCGCGGTCAAGGTGCGCACCATTGACGGTGCTGAGGGCGGCGTCGACACTCTGACCGTGGAGGTAAACGCTGAGAACTACAAGGCCATCCTGCAGCTCTTGAAAAAGGCCATGATTGAAAACGCCCGCGGCTTCGATGCCAAGGACGACCGGTTAAGCAACAACCCTAACCAGATGAACATCCAGAGCATGTACTCGGACATCGACCTAGACGCGAACGAGACGGAGACTGAGTACCAGGCTTCGTTTGAAGAGCTGCTGTGGTTTGTGAACGCGCATTTGGCTAACACCGGCCAAGGAGACTTTAGCGGGGATAAGGCTCAAATTAACTTTAAGCGCAGCGTACTGGTCAACGAGATGGCGGTGATTGAAAGTATCGTTAAGTCAGTGGGGATGCTATCCGAACAAACGCTGCTAGCTAAGCATCCGTGGATTATGGACGTGAACGCAGAGCTTGAGCGACTGAAAAAGCAGCGCGCGGCAGAGGCTGCGGAGTATGCGCTGCCCGCTGCCGGCGGCGATGAGGAATGAGAAACCAAGACTACTGGAAGCGCCGCATGGAGGTGCTAGAAGCGAGTCGGGCGCGCCAAAGCGTGGGGCTGATAGAGGAGTTTGACCGCCAGCACCAGCGCGCGGTGAGGGAACTAGACAAGGAGATATCCCGCTGGTACCGCCGCTTCGCCGCAAACAACGATATCACCATGAGCGAGGCCAGGCGGCTCCTGACCACGCGCGAGCTGATGGAATTTCGGTGGGACGTACAGGACTATATCAAGTTCGGGCAAGAGAACGCGCTTGACCAGCGGTGGATGCGGGAGCTAGAGAACGCTTCGGCGCGAGTGCACGTCTCAAGGCTTGAAGCGCTGAAGTTTCAGTTACAGCAGCAAGCGGAAGCGATCTACGCAAATCAGCTAGATGCGGTAGATAAGCATTTGAGGCGTATCTACTCTGAGGGATACTATCGCACGGCCTTTGAGCTACAGCGCGGCGTCGGCGTCGGCTACAACCTGCATGCGCTAGACACACGACGGCTAGACCGACTGCTGGGCAGGCCGTGGGTGCCCGATGAGCGAACGTTCAGTGACAGGCTCTGGACGCACAAGGCAACGCTTGTCGGCGAGCTGCAGACGCACTTAAAACAGGCCGTCATCACGGGGCAGCCGCCAGACGTGACGATTGGGCGTATAGCACAAGCCTTTAACACCAGCAGGCACCGTGCCGGGAGGCTAGTCATGACGGAGTCCGCGGCCTTCGCGTCGATGGCGCAGCGCGACTGCTTCACCGACTTAGGCGTCGAACGCTACGAGATAGTGGCCACGCTAGATATGCTTACGTCGGAGATATGCCAAGAGCTGGACGGCACGGTCTTCCTGCTGCGTGACTACGCCGTTGGGGCGACGGCTCCGCCGTTTCATCCGTGGTGCCGAACGGTGACCGCCCCGTACTTCGACGATAATCCGAGCGAGCGCATCGCACGTGCGGCTGACGGTCAAGTGGAGCATGTGCCGGCTAGTATGACGTATCGTGAGTGGTATAGGGCTTTTGTATCGGCAGGCGCCTAGAAACTAGGTGCTTTTTGCTTGCCGTCTGTTTGGTATTTAAGACGTTAAACCAAAAGACAAGTACTGGACTGAACCAGGTTAAAAAATGTATTGAAAGGGGCATTCACACATGAAGAAGGACGATCTAGTAAAGCTCGGGATTGATGAGGCACTGGCGGCTAAAGCGGCAGAGGCGTTTGCGGAGGAGCTGCGCGGCTACATCCCAAAAGCTCGGTTCGACGAGGTCAACGAGGCTAAGAAGCTGCTGGAAAAGGCAGACGCGGCAGGGCTGCAGGCTCAGCTCGCCAAGCTGCAGGAAGAAAGCAAGAAGGCGAAGGAGCACTACGACGCCGAACTTAAGAATCTGCAGCTAGGCAGCGCGGTAGATAAGGCGTTGCTCACCGCTAAGGCCAAGAACCTAAAGGCCGTGAAGGCGTTGCTGGAGCTAGATAAGCTCCAGATGGAGGGCGACACGGTCAAAGGGCTAGAAGACCAGCTAAAGAATCTGATGACCGGAGCTGACACTAAGTTCCTCTTTGCCGAGTCGCAGGCCATGATGAAGGGCTTTGTGCCCGGCGAGACCAAAGACGGCACGCCGAGCGCCGATAAGCCTGCGACCCTCGCGGAATCACTTAAGGCATTTTACACACCAAAAGCATGAAAGGCGGTAACTGACAATGGCTATTACCTTGGCGCAAGCACGGCTTAACGTGCAGGACGACATCCAGAGAGGCGTAATCGACGAGTTCGCAAAGTCGAACTTCTTGTTTAACAACATGACGTTTGACGATGCAGTATCCCCTGCCGGCGGCGGCGCAACGCTCACCTATGGCTACGCCAGGATTATCTCTCAGCCCACTGCGGCCTTCAGGGCGATTAACGCTGAGTACGCGCCGCAGCACGTCAATAAGCAGCGCTACACTGTCGACCTGAAAGTGTTCGGCGGCTCGTTCGACGTTGACAGAATCATCGCCAGCATGGGCGGGCTAATTGACGAGGTAGCGCTGCAGATTCAACAGAAGACCAAAGCTGCCTCTGCGCTGTTTAACACCACTGTCATTAATGGCGATGCAGCCGTAGACTCCAACGCTTTTGACGGGCTAAACAAGGCTGTGACGGGCAGCACTACCGAGCTAATCCCCACGGCGGCGATTGACCTGTCGACATCGGCAGCGGTAGACGCGAACTACAAAGCGTTTCTTGACGTGCTAGACGAGTTCCTGATGGGGCTTGATGGCCGTCCTTCGTTCATCGGCGGGAACACTAAACTTATTGCTCGTATCCGTGCCGCAGCTCGCAGGGCCTCGTCTTACACTGCGACACGCAACAACTTCGGGCAGCCGATTGAAATGTATAACGATATCCCTCTCGTCGACTTCGGTGACAGGGTGGGGACTGTTGAGCCGGTGGTTGCGACCAACGCCACGACTGGCGAGACTTCGCTGTATGCTGCGCGGCTTGGGCTAGATGGCTTCCACGGCGTGAGTCTGGCTGGTGCTTCGCCTGTGCGGACATGGCTCCCTGACTTTAGGACTGCTGGCGCAGTAAAGCGCGGCGAGGTTGAAATGGTTGCGGCAGTGGCGCTAAAGGCCACGAAGGCCGCAGGCGTGCTCCGCAGAATCAAAGTGCAGTAGCGGGGAGGGCTAGCTAACAACTAGCCCTTAACCTTTCTAGGAGGTGAGCTTATGGCAAGAATCATTTGCCCAAATGCCGATTACACGGGCATCTCAGCGTCAGTGCAGTTTACTAACGGTGTAGGAGAGACTTCTGACCCGTATCTAATCACGTGGTTCCGTGAAAACGGATATGCCGTCGAAGACGTGGGGGCCCCGAAGAAAAAGTCCCGCAAAGCGCAAGCAGACGAGGAAGTGAGCGAAGATGACGGGGTTTCCGTTAGCTGAGCAGGCCGCGCGTGAGTGGGGAGAAGGCTTTGTCGCGGATGTTTCGCAGCTACTGGCCGCGCTTGGCTACCAGCTGAGGCAGGTAGATGACTGGTTGTTGAGCTTTGCAGTGCAGAAGGTGACCCAAAGCATTAAGAGCGAGTGCAACGCTGCTACTGCGCCTCCTGCGCTGTATAGCGTGGCGATTGACATGACAACGGGGCATTTCCTGCAAGCGCTCAAGGGCAGTGGTCAGCTAGCCGGGTACAACTTTGAAGCCGCGGTAAAGCAGATTGCGGAGGGCGACACCAGCGTGACGTATGCGATTGACGCCGGCAGCCTGACGCCGGAGCAGCGCTTCGACGCGCTCATCGCGCAGCTCATAGAGCGCGGTAAGAGTGAAATAGTATCGCACAGGCGGCTGCGCTGGTGAGCCACAAGCAGGCGCTAGAATCACTGTGGCAGGGCAGGTGCTCCGTATTTGTCAGGCAGGAGCGACGAAATCCTGTCAGTAAGAGGGTAGAGTTTGACGAGGTCGCGGTCTATGCCGACCAACCGTGCCGACTGTCGTACAAGACTGTACGGCAGACTACCGAGAGCAACAATGCGGCTGAAACTACGCAAGTAACGACGCTGTTTGTCTCGAACGCCCTGCTAGTGCCGGCCGGGTCAAAAATTGCGGTTACGCAGAACGGCCGAACGACGAACTACGAGCGCAGCGGGGAGCCGGCCGTCTACACGCATCACCAGGAGATAACCTTGACGCTGTTTCGGGGGTGGGCGTGATGTCGCGGCGGGCTACCTTCGACATCAGGCAGCTTAAAGACCTGCAGAAGCGCATGGAGCGGATGCAAAAGGGCGACGTAGAAGCTTTTTGCCGCGACTGTGCTAGAGAGCTTGCGGCTAGGCTGCTGGCTAAAGTCATTAAGCGCACGCCTGTAGGCCAGTACAAGCCAAGTACCGGCAAAAAGGGCGGCACCCTAAGGCGGGGCTGGACTGCCGCTACCGAAGCGCAGGCACAGGCTGGCGGCAGCTCCAATGCCAAGGCTTACGCCGAAGAGCTGACCATAGACAAGACAGGCGACACGTACCAAATCGACATCATCAACCCGGTCAGGTATGCGTCGTTTGTAGAGTACGGGCACAGGACGCGCAATCACAAAAGCTGGGTGCGCGGCCGGTTTATGCTTACGATTTCAGAGCAAGAACTGGCAGGACAGGCCCCTGCCATACTGGAGCGCAAGCTGATGAAGTTCTTGGGGGAGTGCATACGTGATAAGTGAGCTGATAGACGGCATTTCGATAAAGCTCAACGAGGCGTTTGGTGACGGTTACAGGATATACAGCGAGATAGTGGCGCAGGGCCTGCAGGAGCCGTGCTTTTTCATATCAGCCCTAGACCCGTCACTAAAGCAGCTTATAGGCACCCGCTACCGTGCGCAGAACCCGTTTGTCGTGCACTACTTCCCCTCGGGGCCTGACAAGAACATCGAGTGCCACCGCATCGCTATGAGCCTGTACGCGGTGCTTGAGCGCATCAGCTTTGCCGGTGCGCCGGTACGAGGCACGCAGATGCGCTACACGATTAGCGACGAAGTGCTGCAGTTTTTCGTGAGCTACAACCTAGTCGTTACGAAGCACGAGGCAGCAGCTGAGAAGATGCAAACCTTGACCGTTAACAACAACGTAGGCGGGTGATCATATGGCGAGTAAAACAAAAGCTGCTCTTGCCACGGAGCAAGAAGAGGCGACCTTTAGCAAGGAGCAAATAGCTAAGGCCGGCAGATACAAACATCGGCAAGACCTGGTCAATGCGCTGCTCTCCGCAGAGCGCACGTACACTCTTGCTGAAGTGGATGAGCTAATCGACAAATTCATGAATGGGGCGGTGACTTAGATGGCACTAGGCGGCGGAACTTTTCTTACGCAAAACAAAGTGCTGCCCGGCGCGTACATCAACTTTATCAGCGCGGCGCGGGCCTCGGCAGAGCTGTCTGACCGAGGTGTTGCGGCGTTGCCGGTAGAGCTTGACTGGGGCGTGGACGATGCGGTATTTACGGTGACAGCAGACGAGTTCCAGAAGGAATCTTTCAAAATCTTCGGCTTCCCCTTTGACCACGAGAAGCTGAAGGGGCTGCGTGACCTTTTTAGGCATATCCACACCGGGCATTTCTACAAGCTGATGAACACAGGCGCAGCGGCGCAGAACACTTACGCGACAGCTAGACATCGCGGCGTGAGGGGCAACGACTTGCGGGTAGTTGTCGCGCAGAATGTGGATGATCCTGCGCGCATGGACGTCTCGACTTTTCTTGATACGCAGCTCGTAGACAGACAGACTGTGCTACCGAACACGGATAACCTGCTCGATACGCCATGGGTTGTCTGGAAGACCAATGTGACGCTTCTAGCTACTGCGGGGATGCCTTTGCCCGGCGGCAGTAACGGCACTGCGCTAACCGGCACGCAGTATCAGGCAGCGCTCGACGCGCTGGAGTCTTACAGCTTCACTGCGCTTGGCTGCTTGGCTACTTCCGCGCCGATCATCGAGCTGTTTGTGCAGTTTACCCGGCGCATGCGCGATACCGTAGGTGTTAAGTTCCAAACGGTGGTGTACCGCACGCTGGCCGATTACGAAGGAGTTATCTCCGTAGAGAACACGGTGACGGATGCAGGTGCGCTAGCTACGTCCCTAATCTTCTGGGTTACAGGCGCGCAAGCCGGATGTGCGGTCAACCGCAGCCTGACGAATAGGCGCTACAACGGTGAGTTCACCGTAGCCACCAACTACAAGCAGTCGGAGCTCGAAGCGGGCATACTCGCGGGCAGATTCATGTTCCACAAAGTCGGGGATACCGTGCGAGTGCTTAAAGACATCAACACCTTCGTCACAGTCACTGATGAGAAGTCTAGCGACTTTAGCAGCAACCAGACTATCCGGGTAATTGACCAGATCGCGAACGATATCGCAGCACTCTTTAACACGAAGTACCTAGGCAACGTGCCGAACGACGCTGCCGGCCGGGTGAGCCTCTGGAGCGACATCGTGGCGCATCACAAGCAGCTGCAGACGATTAGGGCTATCGAAGGGTTTAACCCCGACCTAGTCAGGGTAGAGCGAGGCACAGAGCGGAACGCCGTAGTAGTGCATGACGTCATCACGCCGGTTAGCGCGATGGAGAAGCTCTATATGACTGTGGTTATCAGCTAAAGAAGGAGGTCATCAGATGGGCGTTTTTATGAATGCCAAGGACGCGATAAGCGCGTCACTGGCGGAGTGCTTCATCACCATTGAGGGCAACCGCTATAACTTCATGCAGGCGATTGACCTTGAGGCGACGTTTGAAAAGAGCAAGACTGAGGTGCCTATCCTCGGGAAGCCCGGCAAAGGCAACAAGGCCACCGGCTGGGTGGGCACAGGCTCGGCCACTTTCCACTACAACACAAGTCTTTTCCGGGAGCTGATGTACCGCTACAAGAACACCGGCGAGGACATTTACTTCGACATCCAGGTGACTAACGAAGACCCAACGGCCAGCGTCGGCAGACAGACCGTTATCCTCAAGGGCTGCAACTTTAACGGCGGGACACTGGCGAAATTCGACGCTGACGCGGAGTATCTTGAAGAAACGCTCGAGTTCACCTTCGAGGACTTCGAGATGCCTGAGAAGTTTAGCTTGCTTGCGGGCATGCGCTAGGGAGGGCCGCTAAATGGGAGGACTGTCATCGTTTCTCGCGCAGAATGCGCTAAAAGTTGAGAGCGTGAAGTATGTGGCTTCAAAGCGCTTCCTAGACGCGGATGGGCAGCCCATTGCTTGGGAGATTGTCTGCATCACGTCGACCGAAGACGAAGCGCTAAAGACGGCTAGTAATAAGCGCGTACAAGTGCCCGGCAAACGTCATGTCTATGTGCCGGAAGTGGATTATCCACTTTACACCGGCCGGCTTGCTGCAAAGTGCACTAAATACCCGAACCTAAACGACGCTGAGCTACAAGGCAGCTACGGTGTGATGGGCGCAGATGCCCTGCTAAAGGCCATGCTGACGCCGGGTGAGTACGCGGATTACCTAGTCAAGGTGCAAGAAATCAACGGCTTCGATGTTCCCTTTGCCGAGAAGGTGGAAGAGGCAAAAAACTCATAAGTGGAGACGATACCGAGGCGAATATCGCCTACTATTGCCTCCACAAACTAAGACTTCTTCCGTCTCAGTTCTTGGCGCTTGATGAGAATGAGCGTGCCTTCATAGTGGCCGCCATCCAGACTAGAATCGAGCGCGAGCCGCAGCCAAAACCACAAAGGAGATACGGGCGAAAGTAGCGGAGAGGTCACTTCTCCGCTACAGCCTAAAGCAGGTGAGAGCATGGCTACAATACAGACCTCTATTAGACTGACCGACGGCATGACTCCTGCCTTTAGGAGTATGCATATCGCGATGACGAACATAATCGACAGCTTTGAGACGATGCAGGTTGCCTCAAGCAATGCCGTTGACGTCAATCGCATCTTCGCCGCAAGGCAAGAGCTGACGAAGGCCGAAGCGACGTTTAACCGCGTAGAGCAAGAGATTAGAGAAGCCGACCAAGCACAGCAGCAGCTGAATGCCCGCGTAAGAGGCGGGGAAGACGCGGCAAGCGATTTTTACGACAAGATGAAGAAGGTTGCGGGCGCGATTGCCGCCTACGTCGGGGTTACGAAGACGATTGCGCTAGCCGACGAGCTCACCCGTACCAAGGCGAGGCTTGCCCTCATGAACGACGGTCTGCAAACCACGGCCGAGCTGCAGAACATGATCTTTGCCTCTGCTCAAAGGACACGGTCGTCCTACATCGATACCGCGCAAGCAGTCGCGAAGCTAGGCATCCTCGCGGGAGGGGCGTTCGCGAGTAACGATGAGCTGCTGATGTTTGCCGAACAGATGAACAAGCAGTTTAGGATAGGCGGCGCGAGTGTCATGGAGCAGAGCTCGGCCATGTATCAGCTGACGCAAGCTATGGCCGCAGGTAGGCTGCAGGGCGATGAGTTCCGGTCGATCATGGAAAACGCGCCGATGCTCGCACAGGCGATAGCGAGTACAGCCGGCAAGACCATCGGCGAGCTGCGCGTCATGTCAAGCGAAGGGCTGCTTACGGCAGAGCTCATCAAAAAAGCGATGTTTGCCGCGGCAGCCGAGACAGATGCGAAGTTCGCACGTCTGCCGGTAACATGGGGCGAGGTCTGGACTTATATCGCGAACCAAGCGGTGCAGTCTTTCGACCCAGTACTTGATAAAGTGGGGAGACTCACGCAAGACGCAGAGTTCACCCAAACGGTTAATGCCATAGTTGGGGGTCTTGCATTCATGGCAGGGGCCGCGGCGTGGGCGTTTGGCGTCACGACTGAGGTCTTCTCCTTCATCGTGGATAACTGGCCGATTATCGGGCCGATAGTTTGGGGCATAGCCGTTGCTACGGCCGCTTACACGGGCGCGCTGCTAGCGAACAGTATCGCGCAAAGCATAGTTACTGCCCGGCACACGGCGCAGGCTATCGCGCTCGCCGTGCAGACTAAGACCACCGTTGCCGCGGCGGCGGCGGCCAAAGGGCTGACTGTAGCCCAGTGGGCGCTTAACAGTGCGCTGCTGGCTTCTCCTCTGACGTGGATGGCGGCGAAGGCTATAGCCTTAGTTGCGGTTTTTTACTTGGCGATAGGCGCGGTAAACCGACTTGCAGGCACCTCGATAAGCGCAACAGGTGTTATCTTCGGGGCGTTCTCGACTTTAGGCGCGTTCCTGTGGAACTTGTTCCTGGGGTTCCTCGAATTGGCGTTTGGCGTGATTAACGCCATGGTTAACCCGTTTATCAGGTTCGCCAATTTTCTAGGCAACGTGTTCACCAACCCTATATCGTCAATCATCTACCTGTTCCACAGCATGGCCGACAATGTGCTGGCGACGCTTCAACGGGTAGCTACGGCCATGGACTTCGTTTTTAGGACTAACATGGCGGCTACCATAGCGGATTGGCGCTCGGGCTTGCGGGGCATGGCAGACGCAGCAGTGGCGCGGCACGCGCCGAACGAAAGTTATAAGCGCATTATGGACGAACTGAACCTGAGCGTCACGGGCACAGGGCTTAGGCGCTGGGCGTACTCCGATGCCTGGAACGTGGGTTACAAGGCGGGGCAAAACCTCTTTGCCGGTTTCGGCGCCGACACTGTGATGGACGATATCCGCAAGTGGTCAGCGCTTACAGCGGAAAATACCGCAGCCATGAAAGAAGCTATGGACATAACAACAGAAGAGCTAAAGTACATGCGCGACTTGGCGGAGCGGGAAGTCATTAACCGCTTCACGACAGCAGAGATCAGCGTAAGCCTTGGCGGCGTGACGAATAACGTGAACTCCGCTATGGACTTAGACGGTGTTGTGTCCTACCTAGAGACAGAGCTTCACCGGGCTATGGAGACGGCAGCTGAGGGGGTGCACGGCTAGTGTATACCATGTATCTTGATGGTGTAGCTTTGCCGGTGACTCCGGCTAAGCTAGAGACTAAAATCAAGAACCAGAATAAAACAGTCAACTTGATTAACCACAGCGAGGTTAATCTTCTCAAGGACGCAGGGCTGACTGAAATCCGACTTGAGGCGCCCATCCCCCACGTGCGGTATCCCTTCGCCGTATACCCAAACGGTTTTAGGGCCGCCGCTTTTTACTTAGCTAAACTGGAGCAGCTAAAGACGAGTAAGAAGCCGTTTCAGTTCATCTGTGTGCGCGTATCGCCGGCGGGGCTGCCGCTGTTTGACACCAACATGCGCGTATCGCTTGAGGGTTACAAGATAGACGAGCAGGCTACAGAGGGGCAAGGGCTGTCCGTCACCATTGAGCTAAAGCAGTATCGCGATTTTGGCGTTAAGCGCATCACCGTGCCTGCTGCGGCGCCTCAGCCGCAAACGGCGAGCGCACCGGCTAGCAGCCCCACGCCTGTTACCGCTAGCGCGACAGTAGAGCCCACAAGACCCGCGCACTCAGCACCTAAGCCTAAGACCTATACAGTGCAGGCCGGGGATACACTGTGGGCGATCGCACGCAGAACGCTTGGCAACGGCAACAGGCACCCGGAGATATTTAGCTTAAACAGGTCTGTCATCTCTAGTCCTAACCGCATCCGGCCGGGGCAGATTCTGGCCCTGCCTAGCTAGGAGGTGAGTGATGTTTGAGCTCTTAATCAGCGCAGGCAGTAGCATCTTGCATCCTGCGGTGCTGGATGATGTGCAGTGGGTAACGGAGCGTAAGGGGCAGCCGGGGCGCCTAAAGTTTACGCTGGTGCAGGACGAGGCCGCGCAGTTTGAAGAGGGCGGGGCGGTTAGGTTCCGTGCCAACGGAGCGGATATCTTTTTCGGGTTTGTGTTTAACATGGAGCAGGATAAGGACGGGCTTGTCAGTGTCTTGGCCTATGACCAGCTACGGTATTTCAAGAATAAGGACACCTACGCCTATAGCAACAAGACAGCAGATGAGCTGGTGCGCATGCTAGCGCAAGATTTCAACCTACGGACAGGCACGCTTGATAACACCGGGTTTAAGATTGCGGCGCGTGTAGAGGACAACAAGACGCTGTTTGACATCGTGCAGAACGCGCTCGACCTTACGCTTGAAAACCGCAGGCAGCTGTTTGTCCTCTACGACGACTTCGGTAAGTTAGCGCTTCGGAACGTGGCAGATATGCGGCTAGACGTGCTAATCGATGAACAGACGGCAGGGAACTACCAATACGGCTCCTCCATCGACGGCGACACCGCCAATCGGATCAAGCTGGTGCGAGACAACGGCAAGACCGGTAAGCGCGAGGTCTATATCGCGCAGGACAGCGGCAACATCAATCGGTGGGGCCTGCTGCAGCACTTCGCGACTATCGATGACGGCGTCAACGGCAAAGCCAAGGCTGATGCGCTACTTGCGCTCTACAATCGGAAAATGCGCAGCCTAAGCATTGCTGACGCCTTTGGAGACGTGCGTGTGCGCGCCGGCAGCTCGATCCCAGTGCGCCTACGGATAGGTAGCGCCGAGGTTCAGAACTTTATGCTGGTAGAGCGGGCCACACACAAGTTTAAGCGCGACGAGCACACCATGACTTTAGCGCTGAGAGGAGGCGATTTCCTTGCCTAGCCTTATCGAGATTATTAAGCAAGCGGCGGTTGAGGCGGTTACTGCTTCTAGCCCCTGCGCGGTCTTGCTGGGTGAGGTCGTAAGCGCGTCGCCTTTGAAGGTGCGCGTGGAGCAGCGGTTGACGCTAGAAGCCCCTCACCTCATCCTGTCTACGCTAGTGCAAGATTTTGAGGTCGACATGACGGTCGACCACTTTACCGAGAACGACGCATTCCTCGACACCACGCATTCGCATCCGCTGACTGGCGCGGCCAACTTCGATTCGACTCACAAGCACGCCTACAGTGGGCGCAAAAAGTTCTTAGTGCATCTTGGCTTAAAGGTAGGTGAGACTGTTATGCTGGTACAAGTACAGGGCGGGCAGAAGTTTATAGTGCTAGACAGGGTAAGAGCATGATCCCGGTAACAGGCAGTGCTTTGCAGGCCGACTTTACGATTACTGAAGGGCCCTCGCACACGTACAAGCTTGACGTTGACCGTTTGACCGTAGCCGGGTACACGGATGAGCTCGCGGCGATGGCGCAGGCCATCTACCTTATCCTCAGCATCGAGCGTTATCAGTACGTGATATACAACTGGGATTACGGCATTGAGCTGCAGGACTTGATAGGGCAGCCGGTGCCGTTTGCGATTCCTGAGATAAAGCGGCGCATCACCGAGGCCCTGCTGCAAGATACCCGCATAACAGACGTCACTGACTTCGCGTTCACGCTGGCACGAGGTATGGTGCATGTACGTTTTAAGGCCACTACAGTCTTTGGTGATGTGGAGGCAGAAAGGACGGTGGCGCTTTAGTGTTTGAGTCAATCACCTTTGAAGTTATCCTGCAGCGCATGCTCGACAGAGTGCCTAGCTCGCTTGATAGGCGGCAGGGCAGCATCATCTACAACGCCCTGGCGCCGGCGGCTGCGGAACTGCAGAACATGTACATCGAGCTTAACTGGGTGCTCAGCCAGTCGTTTGCCGACACCGCGATTAGGGAGTATCTAGTCAGGCGCTGCCGAGAGCGCGGTATAACTCCCTACCCCGCGACGCCTGCGGTACTAGAAGGCAGAGCTAACCTTGACGTGCCGCTTGGGGCAAGATTTACGCTCGGTGCACTGAACTACCGGGTGACCGAGAGGCTAGCGTTTGGGGTGTTCAAGCTCGAATGCGAAGTGGCCGGAGCGGTCGGAGGGCAAAACCTCGGCGCTCTCCTCCCTATCGACTACATCGACGGGCTGACCAGCGCAGAGGCGGTTCTGGTGCTCGTGCCGGGAGAAGACGAGGAAGCGACAGAGCATCTGCGCGAACGGTATTTCGCGGGGCTTACCTCGCAAGCGTTCGGTGGGAACGTTGAGGACTACAGGCAAAAAGTCAACGCTCTGGCAGGCGTAGGCGGCGTAAAAGTCTACCCGACATGGAACGGCGGAGGAACAGTGCGGCTAGCTATCATCAGCTCCGACTATACCGCGCCTACAGCTGCGCTGCTCGCTGATGTGCAAACCGCCGTAGACCCGGTGCAAAACCAAGGAGCAGGGCTTGGGATAGCTCCGGTCGGGCATGTAGTGACAGTGACAGGGGTAACTGCAGTGCCGATAACTATACAGTCGGTCATCTCGTACCAGCCGGGATGGACGTGGGCCGACGTCAGACCGCATGCCGAAGCCGCTGTCGATGCTTACTTCGCCGAGCTCCGGCGCGCATGGGCAGACAGCGCAAACCTAATCGTTCGAGTGAGCCAGATTGAAACCCGGCTGCTGAACACGGCTGGAGTGCTTGACGTCAGCAGCACCTTGATAGACGGCCTTGACCAGAACCGTATGTTAGGCAGCGACGAGGTGCCGGTGAGGGGTGGGCTAAGTGGATAGGCAGCTGATAGATTACCTGCCGACGGTGCTGAGAGACGTACGCGAGTACGCCCACGTGACAGCCGCTGAGCAGCCAGAAGTGGATGCGTTATGGAGCGAGACGGCTAAGGCTCTAGACAATGCGACGGTGCTAACTGCTGACGAGTACGGCGTAGCTCGCTGGGAGCGCATGCTCGGCATCACGCCACCGGCGACAAGGACGCTAGAGGATAGGCGCGCAGCGGTGTTGAGCGCGATCTCTCCGCCGCTGCCTTTTACGCTAAGGCGTCTGCAGCAGAAACTTGCACCGCTAGGCGGCGCGGCGCAAGTTAGCCCTTTATCGTATCACCTAGACGCCGACTTTGAGGCGAACAGGCCCCACAACATAGACGCCTTAGTTGCGCTACTAAGGGCGATGCTCCCGGCTAATCTAACGTACCAGATAATTATCATCTCTCATGTTCGTGTCGCCCTTAGCGCGACCGTCGCCCCTCATCGTTTCGAGTACGAAATAGCCGGCACCTCGCCAGACACGAACACTCTCGGGGTTTTACTTAGCAGCGCGTTTGGCTTGGCTACCTCCATGGAGGGGCATCGCTATCTGCACACGTTCAGCGGGGTCAGCTCTGCCGGAGAAGAGCCGGAGATAAACACCATAGGAAGTGTGGCGAGTCGCGGCATATCGCCAGACCTCGACGCCATCAATGCCGCGTTCCCTTACCACCTCTGTGGCGAATCTGAGCGCGAGGTATGAAAGGAGGTGACACCACATGGCGCTACTAACAGCCGCCGCTATCGAGGGGTATAGAGAATACACCCGCCGTACCGTAGCGTATGCGATGTACAGGGTAGCCGGGGTTTTGCATCGAGCGAATATATCTAGCGTCACGGCCTTGCCTGATGGGAGGCTCGCTATTGACTTTACCATCGATCACACACTCACTGGCGATATCACTGTGACGGAAGTGCAGCTGTACAACACTAGTGGAGTGCTCTGGCTCACCAAGACTGAAAACATCGTCCGACGTGCCGTACAGGAAGGTATCCTGTACCGCTTCACGTTCACAATCCAAGAAGGGTAGGTGGGAGTATGCACAATCAGACGAGCTGGTTAGACCACGTTACGCAGTGGCCGAACAGAAGGCGCATTACAACTAATGCGGATGGCAGTGTGGACGTAGTACGCGAACAAGGGGTCATCATCCAGCAAGGCACGCCGCAAAGCGCTACAAATTTCAACAACATCGAAAACGGCGTCCAGGCCGCGCAAGTAGCCTTGCAGGTGTTGCTGCACTACTTTTTGCAGTTTGACCGTTGGGTTAGACTGCAGGTGGCAAACATCTTAGCGGAGTTTCTGAGCGAAGTGCGCACCGTAACGCTCACGAACACGCAACGGTTCCCGTTTAGCGACAGCATTATCACGCTAAACCTGCTCACGGCACGCCGGACGCTCAACTACGACATAGGGTGGGAGATCGCTGCTGCAGCTGGCAACGTTGGAGACATCAGAGTGAGCGACAAGCAGCTAAACGGATTCAAGGTCGAATACACAGGCAGCGCGACTAGTGTAATGCTAACGCTGCGCATTAAAGGAGGTATGCTCATATGATAGTTGTCCATAGAAACGCAGGCGTGAAGGTCGCTCACCAGGTCTCCGGTACAAGCATTACCTTTGCCGATGAGCTGACGCTAAACTTGGCTAGGTACCAGAGGGACTGGCACGTCCGCATCGACATATGCAGCAACAAGGACAACATGCTGGTAGTGGGCGCCGCGGCAGGATTGCGCTATGTCGCTCAGCTGGAGATACCCGCCACAGCGTACGTCGCGTCGGCAGAAAGCCCCCCCGTGGCCGTCGCAGAAGGACAGGGCCCTGTGCCGCATGCCGCGCCGGAGCCTCTGCCCCTCGACATGGGGGCAGTAACGCTGGCACTTTGGAGTCTAGAAGGAGGACAACCGCATGAGTAATTTTGATCTAGTGAATTTGGCGTTAAAGGCTACGTGCCCTGGAAACGAGATCATTCTGGACAACGCTGGCTTGCCTAGTGTCATGGTTCGTATCCCTCGGTTTAGGATTTCCGACGTGATCACTGGAGGCAGTAGCGGCACCCATCCGGCATTTATCGTGAATGGCGCAGAAGTGCCTGAAATATTCATCTCGAAATTTCAGAACGTCACAGGCCCTAATGGGCGGGCATACAGCCTGCCGGGCGAAGACCCACGCACCTTCTTAAGCTTTGACGCCGCCAGAACCGCCTGCGAGCTAAAAGGCGCCGGGTGGCATCTAATGACTAACGCAGAGTGGGCTGCCCTTGCGCTATGGTGCCGCAGAAACAACCTTATGCCAAGAGGCAACAACCTAAACGGCAGAGACCACGGCGAGGCTACCGTAGTGGCCATACCTACATCGGACTCAGCAGGGGACACTTTTCAGGCAGGCGAGACTATAGGCAGGGTCGCCACGGGCACGGGGCCCGTGCAATGGTCTCATAACGGAGAAGTAACTGGGGTGTTCGATTTAAACGGCAACGTGTGGGAGTGGGTAGGAGGGTACAGAACCGTCGAAGGCGAATTGCAGGTTCTGCCTAACAACAATGCGGCGTCCATACTAAGTAGCCAAGCGGTCGGCAGCACGGCATGGAGGGCTATACTGCAGGACGGCTCTCTAGTTACCCCCGGCACAGCGGGCAGCTTGAAGTGGGACTACTCGGCGGCCGTACCTCCTGGAGGCACAGGAGGGTACGCATTCAGGCTCAACACAGTCATAGCTAACCCTGCAGATAACGACACAGCTCACGGTACTAACGCATTCGCAACTCTTGCGGCAGCAGGTGGGGTGTCCGTACCGGAAATCCTGCGCGCACTGGCACTGATGCCTGCAGATGCGGGAGACCACGCAAGCGATAACATGTGGATGCGAAACCGCGGAGAGCGCTTCGCGTGTCGCGGCGGTGATTGGTTCGGCGGTTCCTCTGCTGGCGTGTTCGCCTGTCACTGCAGCGACGCCCGCTCCGGCGTCGGCGCGGTCATCGGCTTCCGCTCCGCTTTCATTCCGGGTATCTGATATCTGGATATCTGAGAATCTGGCGAGAAGGGGGCCGGGAGGCC